GGCTGGGGCTCGGGCGAGGGCGAGGGCTGGGGCTCGGGCGAGGGCTCGGGCTCGGGCTGGGGCTCGGGCTGGGGCTCGGGCGAGGGCTGGGGCTAAACCCTTCAGGTCTTGAAGTTATACAAGTAGAATAAAAAGTAATCACCTCCCTTGACAGGTGTGTATTCAAATTGCACACTTGTCCCATGGGACATCTCCGCGCCACTGCCATGCCCATCACGCCCTCGGTCCTGCGGGGGGCTTCGTGTATTTCCACGAAGGGCATGGTGCACGGAAGCACATTTTCTCCCCAGCGGATCAGCTGCAAAGCCTCCGCTGGGGTTCTGTTGGAGTCTGAACCTCGCCCAGAGCGGGTAGTAGGACACCGCCGGGGACCTTCGGGTCCCCCTTTCAAAACAGCACCCGCCACGCAACAGGTCCTCGGACGCACGCGCACCCCGGCGGGTCACTCCCAGTGCCTGGTAACGCAAAGCGTTACTTGCCAGAAAGCTACCGATAGAGCGGCTCTCAGAGTGCGCGGGTTGGTGGATGGCCAGGGATGTATTGCATGAAGTGGCCCTGGACCAAACCTCCAAGGGTTGAGGCTCCGATGAGCCCATCAGGGCCACCTCGTGGAATCAGCAGAGCCGAGGCTGAGCGGCTCCTGGGTTCGTCGAAGGCAAAGCAGCTTCTGACACCATACACCCCTCCCCATGGTGTGCTTCCCAAGGGCCAGACGGTCGATTCGATCCACCGGGCGCTGGCCAAAGACGCGGCTATGGACCTTACCATTGATCCCCGGCAGTGGGCCGGGTTGGTGGACTCGGCGCTTGTGTTCCCCGGCTATCCTTACCTCTGCGAGCTTGCCCAGCAGTCCGAATACCGCAACATGAGCGGGCGGTTGGCATCCGAGATGACGCGCAAGTGGATTAAGCTGCGCAGCTCGTCGAACGAGGACAAGGGTGAGCGCATCAAGGAGCTGAATGCCTGGCAACGCAAGATGCGGCTCCAGCATGTCTTTCGAGAGGGCACTAACTTCGACGGGCTAATGGGCCGGGCGCAGGTGTTCTGCGACGTGGGCAACATGACCTCGGACGAGGTTAAAACGCAGCTCCTATTCAGTTCCGCGAAGGTCAATCCAAAACATCAAGTGAAAGGCTTCCGGCTCATCGAGCCGATCTGGACGTATCCATATCGCTACAATTCGTCCGACCCATTGCGGCCTGATTTCTACCGTCCCGAATCCTGGTTCGTGATGGGCCAAGAGGTTCACAACACGCGGTTGTTAATGTTCAAGTCTCGGGATGTTCCGGATTTGTTCAAACCGGCGTACAATTTTGGTGGCGTGTCGTTAAGTCAATTGGCGACCAGTGCGGTTTCCAACTACCTGGACACGCGCGAGAACGTGCGGGAGTTGATCCGGACGATGCGCCAGTCTGTGCTGAAAACCAACATGGCTGCGTTCTTGGGAGGCGGGTCATCGGACTCCTTGCTTAATCGTGTTCAGACATTCATCGGCATGCGGGCAAACAATAGCTTGGCGGTGATCAGCAACGACACGCAGAGCCCAGAGGAGCTCACGCAGGTAAACACGCCCCTCTCCGGATTGGATCAGCTTGTAACGCAGACGTTAGAGCATATGGCGGCGCCTTCCATGGAGCCCCTGGTCGTGCTTCGTGGCATCACGCCCGGCGGGCTCAATGCCAGTTCCGAGGGCGAGATTCGCATCTGGTATGACTGGGTTCACGATCAACAAGAGTCGATGATGCGCGAACCGTTGGAACGGGCGCTCCAGCTTGGGATGCTCTCCCTCTGGGGCGAGATCGACGAAGACATCACGTTCGACTTCGAGCCACTGTTCCAACTCAACGGAAAGGACCTGGCGCGTGTGCGCGAGCAGGATGCCAATAGCGCGACAGCCTATGTCACGATGGGCGCGATTGAACCACAGGAGGTCCGTGAGAATCTGGCGAGCAATCCAGAAAGCGGTTTCAACAACATCGACGCCGATAGAAAAGTAAAGCCCACGGCGATGCCTACACCAACGAAGGTGAACGGGTCTGGTGCGGCGGAAGAAGCGGCGGAAGCGAATGTGGAAGGGAACCTGTGAGCGTCGAAGCGAAAGCCCGCTACACGCAGCTCACCAAGCTGCTTGAGACGGACGTGGAGACGCGCTCCTTGACGACCACTGCGCATCGCGTCGCGTATCTCAATCTTCTGAAAGCATGGGACGAGTTGAGCCCGCGTGAGCGGGACTGCACGCGGAAATACGAAGGTGCGGGGATCGAGGTGCCAGCATGCGGCTAAGGGCACCTGGAAAATCCATCATCCTCAAGCCGGTTCACGCGAACGTCGGCGTCGAGATGGCCTATCGTAAGGCTCTCATGCGAATCGTCTGCGAGGTGCACAATGAGACGCTGGATCTTCTCGCAGCTCTTTATCCTACGCCACTGGCACAGGATGCTGATCCGGCTGCTGCTCTCCGGGCACAAATGAGGAAGCTCGGCAAGAAGTGGCAGGCCGACATGGACCTGCACGCGCGCGCCATCGCCGAGGGCTTCGTGTCCGGTGCACTGCATGCGGGCGACTTCGCGCTCCAGCAGCATCTCAAGGACGCCGGTTTCGCGGTGAAGTTCCAGCCCACGGAGGCGAGCATGAAGGCTTTCGATGACGCGCTGGCAGAGAACATCAAGCTCATCAAGAGTATTCCAGAGCAGTATATCTCCGGCGCATCGGACTTGATCTCGGAGAGCGTGCATTCCGGGCAAGGCCTCGCAGAGGTATCCAAAGCGCTGGGGGGGCGCGTGGACCTGGAGCGTATCTGGAAGCGTCCGCCGCAGGATAGCGACGAGACGTGGAGAACGAAGACGCAGAGACGGGCGAATTTCATCGCACGGGATCAGAATAACCGCGCAAACGGGATCATAAACAAGGTCCGAAACCTGGAACTAGGAATCACAAAAGCGATCTGGCGGCACTCGGGCGCAGGCGTAACTCCGCGCGAAGAGCACGTAGGCTGGGACGGCACTACCTTCGATTTGGAGACCGGAAAATTCTCCGATGTGGATGGTGAATTCGTGTGGGCAGGCTCCCAATGTAACTGTCGTTGCGTTTCCTTGGGTATAATTCCCGGCCTCGATTACGGGGAGGGCGAAGATGCTGCGTGATCAGGCATATGCTCTCCTCGGATTGGACGATTTCGATGAGGATAAACATCCGCGTGGGGATCATGGCAGGTTTGCTGCAAGCGGACGAGAAAGCCATGTCGAAGCATCAAAAGGTGGTAAAGAAGGTAAGGAATTTGTTACCAAGGAGGGTCATTCCCTTCCTGCGCATATTCAGGGAACGAAGATTCCTCCCGCATGGACGAACGTGACTTATGCGACTGATCCGAAAGCAGAGTTACTGGTCACAGGAAAGGATGCGAAGGGGCGTCCACAGGCGATCTATTCGAAAGAGTATTCAGCCAAAACTGCGGCTGAGAAATTTGCGCGTGTGAAAGACCTATCAGAAAAGGCTGACAAGATTAAAGCGGAAAATGATGCTCATCTTAAATCGGCAGATCCCGAGAAGCGCGAAGCTGCGGCGTGTGCAGCGTTAGTGATGGCCACGGGGATCCGTCCTGGTGGGACAGGGAATACGGGAGCGGAGAAACAGGCTTATGGCGCGACGACATTGGAGGGTCGCCATGTATCGGTGTCAAAGGACGGGAAGGTAACGCTCAATTTCGTTGGCAAGAAAGGTGTGAACCTTAAAATTTCCGTAGAAGACGCGAAGGTATCAGCAATGCTCGTGGAGCGAAAAGAGGCAGCGGGTAATAAGGGCAAACTGTTCCAGACCAGCGAAAGTAAATTGCTGGATCATGTGCATACGCTCAATGGGGGATCCTTCAAGACCAAGGATTTTCGCACATTACTTGGAACGAAAACCGCCATGGATCATGTGGAAAAAATGTCCACACCAAAGACGGAGAAGGAATACAAGAAATCCGTGATGACTGTGGCGAAGGCTGTTTCCGCAAAGTTAGGGAATACGCCTAATGTTGCACTGCAAGCGTATATCAATCCATCTGTATTCTCAGGATGGAGGTCTTATGCCAATGTTGCCTGAAGCCCATTGGGGTAATGCGGAGGAACCTCTCCCAGATTGGCGAGGGAGCATTGATGAGGATCCTGACGATGAAGAGATGGAAAACACTCCACCGGATGTAATCGCAATGCTTGGTTTTGATCCCAAAGACATGACGGAGGATTCTGATCTTGGACTCGATGCCACATTCCAAGGCAATCAGCACATAGGCGGTGCTCACTGGCACGAGCGTGGAATGGTCGAGGATGTCGTGGAGCACATGCCCGGACACAAGGACGCTGACGGCAATGATGCTCCCTGGGTCGTGAAGTCGCACCAGACAGGCAAGGTGCTGTGGTCCGGTGGATCGAAGGAGGAGGCAGTGGAAGCGCTTGCGCGGATACATTCGTTTGCTCACGATTCCTCCCTCACTATCGACCGCGCCAGCCTTCGCAAGGTGGACGAGTTCGGACGCATGCGAGTGGACGAATCGAACATCAGCAAGGAACAGATCCGTCCTTACTGGGGCAAGGAGATTCCAGGTTACGAAGAATTGGGCCTGGATCCCGAGAAGCAATACAACATGCTCTGCCCTGCGGATGAACTGAAGAAAGCGGCGGACAGTTTCAACCTTCAGCCGATCATGTATCGACATCCCGAGGACCCGCAGACGGCAGATAATCCGCAGAATGAGAAAATTGTCGGCTATACCGGCACGGATGCGCGGTTCAAGAACGGACATCTGGTGAACAGTCTCGCTTTTCATGATGGCCAAGCAATCAAGGACATCGAGGACGAGAAAGCGAAAGACCTTTCCATCGGTTATCTCTACAAGGCAGAGATGACACCGGGAACCTTTGAAGGTGCGCATTACGACGGAATTATGCGCGGCATCCTCTCGAATCATATCGCCTTAGTTCCCGAGGGACGGGCAGGAAGGACGGTCGTTGTGGCTGATAGTAATATGAAAATGACGGTTGATGTGCAACTGGACCCAGAGACCAAAGCTCTGCTCGAAGGCCTCGCTCAGGATGTGGCGGCACTGAAGATGCCGGGATGGCTGGCGGTGCTGGGACTTACCGAAGACGAGACCCACGCGCACTATGCGGGGGAATTCGGTGGAGGCGTAAAGAATCCGTCATCCCAGAGTGCAGTGGCCAAGAGTTTCGAGGCTAATAGACTCACGCAGGAAGCCAAGACCAGTGGGCAGCATGGGAAGGCAGCGCATGCTCATAGCGAGGCCGCCGTCGCCCATCAAAAGGCGGCTATCTCCCAGAAAAACGCAGGAAATGAGAAGTTAGCCTCAATCCATATGCAGGCTGCGATAAAACATGGTGAGTTGAGCAGAAGCCACGCCGGGTTTGCGCTGGGTCATGATGAAGCCAACTGCGGCATTCCCGCCGGACTCGTCAACGCGAAGGACGTCGCCAAGCGCGAGGACGTGAACCCCAAGACAGGCAAGAAGGAATATGGTGATGTTCCCTTTGCCGACATGAAGAACAAGAAATACCCGATCGACGAGGAGCACATTAGGAATGCCCTCAGCCGATGGGGCGATCCCAAGAACAGAGCGCAATACTCACCCGAGGACCAGAAGGTCATCGGCGGGCGAATCCATGCAGCCGCGAAACGCATGGGAATTGGACAACCGGCTGCCTCCAAGACAGCCAAAGATGGAGGCAACATGGCCGGGAAACACGATCCGGATCTTGAAGCTTTGCAGGATGCGTGCGCAAAAGACGGTGATTATGTGGGGCACGAGTTCCACGGTAATCAACATGCTGGGGGGAGTGGCGGAGACAAGGGCCACGCTGCCAGTAAAGGTGCGCACGAAGCCAGCAAGGCTGCAGGAGCGAATAGCAGCAGGGAATCTCACACAGCCGCAGCGAATGCCCACCAAAAGGCCGCAGCGGCTGCTCACGCGGTGGGACGCCACAATACCGCCGCATATCACAACCAGAAGGCGTCTGAACACCTCAGTCGGGCATCCCGCTTTGGTAGTCGGACGGCTCATGATCATGGAGGGCACATGCTCAAGGGAAAACTCAGTTCGTGTGCCGCTATGGCCAAGGGGGTACTAATCACGTATCTACGGCCAAAGTTGGCGACCGATGCGCAGTTGACGCTTAGCGAGGATCTGAATGCGATCCTGAAGAACGTCACGGCGAAGCGGTTCGAGGCGCAGAAGAACGCCATCGTCGGCGTCGTCAAGGATCGGCTCGCTAAGGACATCGACACTGAGGAGCTGAAAGCGAAGCTTGACGATCTTGAAGAGGCTCTCGGTGAAGAGGAAGACGAAGAAGAGCCGATTGATGACGAGCCTATCGAAGTCGAGGATGGCAATACCAGTGAGCAAATCCTGGAACTGCTCAAGGGCTACGACGTGCCTGCTGAAATCGTCCAGCAGGTCTGCGAATTAGTCGAAGGGAAGAAACCCACGGAGGACAAGTTTCCTCCCAATAAAAAGGAGAATGAGATGCTGATCAGTGCCAAGCCCGCGATGGACGCGGAGGCAGTCAACAAAGTTGTGTCGGACGCCGTTGCTGCCGCTGAGAAGCGCGGACTTGCACTGGACCAGGCCAAGCGCGATGTCGCCCCGCTCATCGGCGAAGTTTACGGGCAGAAGACTGCTGCGGATGTTTACAAGCTCGCCCTGGATGCCAAAAAAGTGGACTACAAGGACGTTCCTCCCGAGGCTTATCAGGCTCTCATCAAACTTATTCCCGTTCCGCGTGCCGGTGCGGAAATTCCAATCACTGCTGATGCCGTGACTGGTTCTCCCGATCTGATCAATCGGTATCCCCATCTCGCTAACATCCGCATCGCCGGTTAGGAGGGAACATGACCGCAAATTTTCAGCAGAGCGTAAACACGTATCTTGCTCTTGGCCTCGAGGGCACGCGGGCAAGCGAGAATCCTATCCAGGAAGTCTTGCCGCTTGGTCCGGGCTGGGTCGCCGGATCCGGAGGTGTTACCGTTGCTCGTTTCGTATGGAGCACAGACGGTATCGTACTCAACAACTCCACGCTGCTTGCTAACGTGCCGCTCGGCCTCGTGGCCAATGAGCACCAGGGCTTGATCACGACCTGGCTCGCGGGCACGACGAAATCCAGCCCGCAGGGCATTCCGCAGACCGTTTACGACCGTGGCGACTTCTGGGTGCGCAACACCTACGGCGCGACCGTCTATGGCTACAAGGTCTTCGCCAATCTGAGCACGGGCCAGATCACGACCGCTGCGACAGCGTCGTTTATCGTTGACCCGCTCGGCACCGTGACCACGATGACCGCATCCAGTGCGACGAACCAGCTCACCGTCACCGTGACGGACGGCTACATCGCGCCCGGCATGAAGGTCACGGGTACCTTCGCCAACGGCCTGGTGATCGGGCCCAATGTCTATGTCCAGAGTCAATATTCGGGAAGTGATGGTTCCACTGGAGTCTACATCCTTTCCCAGACCATCGGAACCGGAACAAGTGCCGCTGCGATCCTCGCCACGAACGAGGAAGGCGCGGGCGGCTGGACCTCCGCGAGTTGTTACCTGCTCTCGACCAACATGACGGTGCGCTCGCTCACCAACGGGACCATCGCTGTCGGCCAGATTATCAAGGGCACCGGCATCACCGCTGGGACCTACATTGTCGCGCAGGTGAACGGCACGCCTGGAGGCGCAGGAAATTATATAACCTCCCTGAGCATGACAAACGCCACGGTCGCCGTCACTGGTTCCGACTGGATCGAGACTCCCTGGAGTGTCAAGAGCCAGGAGGCTGTCGCCATCGGTGAACTCGTCAAAATCGGCATCGCGAACTAAGGAGCCAACGCCATGAATTGGAATCTCGACAAACTCACGCTCGCGTTGGCTGCCGGTATCATCCTGCCCGACGTGACCACCTACATCACCTCTGAAAACCGGATGCAGCTCGCGCAGGACGCGGCGCAGCCCGGGCTCATCACCACGGCCAATGCCGGCATCCCCGCGTATCTCACCAACTGGCTCGATCCCAAGCAAATCGAGGTGCTCGTCGCCCCGATGAAGGCCGCCGAGATCTGCGGCGAGACTCGCAAGGGCGACTGGGTCACCTTCACGGCTCAGTTCCCCATGGTGGAAAGCACGGGCGAGACCGCGGCCTACGGCGACTGGAATTCAGCCGGTTCTTCCAATGTGAACCTCCAGTTCGTGACTCGTGAGAGCTACCACTTCCAGACCTGGACCAACTGGGGCGAGCGCGAGCTGGCCACCACCGGCCTAGCGAAGGTTGATCTGGCTTCGCGTCTGAACATCTCCTCGGCCCTCACCCTGGCGAAGCAGATGAACAAGATCTACTTCCTCGGCGTCACGGGCCTGCAGAACTACGGTCTGCTGAACGATCCCGGCCTGAATGCCTCTATCCTGCCGGGCTCGAAGACGGCAAGTGGCTATACCTGGGCGGCTGGCACGGCGACCGAGATCATCCTCGACATCAAGCTGCTCTATGCGCAGCTCGTGTCGCAGACCAATGGTCTCGTTCAGCTCGATTCCAAGATGATCCTGGCTATGTCTCCTGCCGCTGAGGCAGAACTGGCCAAGTCTCTTCCGAACGTCTGGGGCCAGCCCACGGCGATGAAGTTCATCAAGGACACCTACAAGAACACCGAGATTATCACTGCGCCAGAATACGCTACCAGCGGCGGCGGCTTGGTTCAGATGATC